GGCTGGAATGGCTGCAGTGCTACCAACAAAGTTGGTTGGCATTTTGCGCAATGCTCAAATGTTAACTTCAATGAAAGTTGGAGACGATTTAAGCATTATAAACAAAATGATTGCAGCGATTTTTAATTTGTGTGAATATTTAATGGAGAAAATCCCTACATCATCAACTTTTAAACCAATGCTAGAAAAAATTTTTGGGTTTTTTAAAAACCATACAGCACATGTGTGGATAACTCAAATGGAAAATGCGTTGAGTGATTTAGAGAAAAATCCACATAAAATAGGTAATGAGTCCTATAGATTACAATTAATGGAAATTAACAAGAAATTTACAAATAACCATGAAATTGCTGATTGGGCTCGTAGATCCTCTGCATTAGGTGCTATTCTTGGAAAATGGCGCAATTTGATGAGATCTTTAATATCTTATGGACAACCTGATAGACAGGAACCAAATTGTTTTGTTTTTGAAGGAGAGCCTGGTTGTATGAAATCGGTTTTAATGAGTGCAGTTATAAAAGCATCAGGTAAGACCTGTTATTCACATATTGTGAATGCAACAACTGATGGCAAAGATTGGTATGATTCTTATAGATCTGAAGATATTTTCTTTATGGACGACGTAGGTCAGATGGGTGTTAGCCAATGGCGCACTATCATTAATATGGTGTCTTGTGTGAAATTACCTTTACCCTGCGCTGAAGCAGGTTTAAAAGACACTAAATTTTTTAGTAGTCCTACTATAATGGTAACTACAAATTGTTTTCAACATTTGCAAGGTTTAACCAAACAGGATTGCATATCAGATGTTAAGGCTTTATTTCGAAGAGGTTATGTTTTCGATTTTTCTAAAATAACTAGAATTGGAGATTTTATCAAAGGAGAGTTAATTTTTAAATATTTTGATATCAGCACTCAACGTTTTGAGGCTACTTTTCCTCCAAATTTTAAGGCTAAGTATCCAGATTTGCAATCAAATTTTATTATAGACCATGAAGATCCACATCACAAATTAGATGTTGTTTCTTGGGTATTAAGTATAGTTAATGGATTTGCAGAATTGAAGAAAGGATTTGTTGATGGCAATAAATTGTCAGAAGAAGATATCAATTATATACAAAATAAATCAAAACAATTTTTAGGACAGGTTGCTGTTTGCAAACCTGAAGTATACGATGAGCAAGAGCAGAAAACTTTTGAAGATTTAGAATTGCAATCCGTTTTGGAAAGCAGTAAAGAAGAATATTTTAAAGATACTGTTATAATGAGAGAATTTCGAACATCACATGAACCTGTAATTAATCCTGTGTATTTGTATAATGCAAAGGAGGAAAAAATAGCTAGAGTAGTTGATTCAAAAACTTTTGATATTACTATGGAGTCTCAAGGGGCTTCAGCTTCTAGCAATAAAAATAATAATACAAATCCTGTTAATAATTTAACTTTTGATCAATGCTGGGATATTCCTGATGAAGAGGATGTTAAGCGATCAAAAGACGAAGTTCAAGTTAGTAGTTTTTGGATGACTGCTAAATGGTTTGCTGGTACAGTAACCTCTTTTATAGAAGAAATGTTAGAAAAATTATTTAAAACTGTTGGTTTTAAAGAAAATTTACATATATATTTATTTGTTATTAGTTTTATTTTAGTTTTAGGATTGATAGTAGGTGGAGTAACATACGGTGTTAAAAAACATAAAGCAGACAAGCTGAAGTTAGATTTTGCACGCAAATATGGTTCTGATAAATTAGAACAAGTTTTGAAAAATTTTGAAACTCAAGGATGGCGTGATGATTTTAAATACCCTGATAGTAAAGTTTCTACAAATATGGTTGCCGTACAACGTGCCGTTAAAGAAATAGATTTAGTGTTTGAAGGATACAAAATTAAAGGTTTCGGATTAGTTTCTGGTAGACATATAATTGTTCCTAAACACTTTGTTGGTGGAAAAGAAGGCACTATAACTATTTATAATGATAGAGACAAAAATAGTATTTTATTAGACAATGAACATTTTGTGGAAGAGTGGGGTTTAAATGAAGATGATGTGGCAGTATTAGCTATTGCACGATCATATCCCAGTCCATTTCAAAATTTGTGTCACTTTTTTGTAGACCATGGTAGTGTAGGGAAAAATAGTTTAATTAATTCTTTTGGTATTAAGTATATAAATGATAGCGAAAGTAATTTATTAGACACAGATTATTCTTATGTACATTCTATTAATGAAACTACTTTTACTAATAAAATTACTCCTAAAGATTTTACTTATTTTACACAAGGACAAGGTATGTGTGGTTCAGTTATTGTTAATGCTGGATCAGGCATTTTAGGAATGCATGTTGCTGGCGACGTAGCTGGAAACACTGGAGTAGCCATTAGATGGAGTGATATGGTTAAACGTCAAATTTATGAGCTTTTACAAAGCGATAAAAACATTATACCTTGGACTATCTCGTCGAAAGTTTTACCAAACACTAGTGTCATCAAATTAGATCGTAAAATGTTTGGCACTGTTCCTGCGCATACTGGTTTTGGTCCATCTCCCATACACGGTATATATCCTACTACTCGAACTCCTGCTAATTTGCAAAAGTTTGGTCATTTTACAGTTAAAGACATAGCTAAAAAGTCTTTTTCTCCTGTAGCAAATGTTCCAATACCTGAAATCAATTTTGGAAAAAGAGTGGTTGCGAGTTTTATTAATCCTTTTAAACCAATTGCAGAAAGCGAAATAGTTGTAGGAAATGACTTGTTGGCTGGATTAAACAAAAAATCTTCGAATGGTTTTATGTGTTCTAAGCTTAAGTCCGATTATGTTGATTTTCCAAATGGCGTTTTAACAGATAGGTGTAGGAAAGAAATTAGAGAAATTGAAGAATCTATTATTAAAGGTAAACCTAAATGGGATGCTTTTGTGTGGAATGAAAGTTTAAAAGATGAATTGAGAAATGATGAAAAAGAAGGAACTCCTCGTAGTTTTAGAATTGGAACTATTCACCAACAAATTTTGATGAAAAAATATTTTGGTGGAATGGTTGGAAATTTAATACAAACTCGTAAGACACACCAAATTATGGTAGGAATGAATCCATTGAAAGAATGGCCGAGAATGTATAAGAAATTGAAGAAATGTATTGGCGTTTTCGCGTGCGATGTAGAAAAATATGACGGTAAAATGTTATCACAGGTTCAAAGAGCTTGCGCATATGAAGTTGCTAGAAAATGCATTAGAAGAGACGACAGCGAATTTACTGAAGAAGAACACGTTATGATTGTTGAATTTTTGATAGAAAATTTAGTACATTCTTTAGTAGCTGTTATGGATGATTTTTATTTAACCACACATTCCATGCCATCTGGTAGTTTCTTAACAGCAATATTTAATAGTATAGTTAATAAGTTTTATACTGCTATGTGGTATTATAGAGGATGTTTAACTAATGGAGTTGAACCTTCAGTAAAAGATTTTTGGGAATCCATTATTGATTACGTATATGGTGATGACAAATTAAATGGCATAAGAAAACATGCTCATTTTTTGAATGCATTAACTATGAAAGATTTTTTCGTTAGTATAGGTATGAATTTGACTGCATCAAACAAATCTGTTATATGCACTCCTTTTGAAAATATAGATGATGTTACTTTCTTAAAACGATCATTTAGATATCATAATAAGTTGGCTAAAATCGTGTGTCCGCTAGAATTAAGAACTCTATATTCAGGATTATCTTTTGTTGACGCTGGTAAGGATGTCGATATAGTTATGGATGGTAAGGTTGGCTGTTTTCAGCGAGAAATTTATTTACATACTGATAGAGAAGCATTGTTAGCTGATTTTGAGCACAGATTGTCTGGTTTTCCACTAGTGGATTACAATATATTAACAGAAAATTATTTGCAAGAATTGTATAGCGATCCCAATTGTGAATTGGATGGTTATACTGATATATATTTATAATTACATTTTAAATCTTTG